TAACCATTCTTGTACTAAAGGGTGCATCATTGAGTTACCTAGTTCTGGAGCAACTTCTTTATTAGAACCTACAACTCTATTAACAGACGCATCTGTCTTGTTATAAGTAAGTTCATCTTGAGAAAGATTATCTAGTTTTTCAATGTTACTTAAAACATTAGGTCTCTCTAATGGTTCAAGATCAATAGCTTCTCGCGCATAATTAATAACATCTAGACCTGTTAATACTCCCCCATCTATATCTTTGTTGCCAAATTTTTGAGCTATATAAACAGCACGTAATGGGACTACAAACTGACCTTTGTCAAACTCTTCACCGTATTGCATTAACTGATTAGGAGAAAAGAAAGTATTAGCAGTCATAACGGATTCTTTAAATCCTTTATTAGTTAAAGTATCAATTCTTTGAATAGCAGTTATATTGTCACTCTGTAAGATTTTTAATTCATTCTCTGGCAAAGCATAAGGATTCTGCCAATCTCCATTAGTCCTAAACCTAGACTTTGACATATCAGTCTGGGTAATGTCTGCGTTAAATTGTGTTGATAATTGTTGGAATTGAACATTACCTATATTCTTATCATCTGGATTAGCAATAGCAGCAGCTATCATTTTTTTCTTTAGTTCAGCTTTTAAGAAAGTAATGATTTGTCCAACTTCAGCAGATTTAGTTTCATTAGTTACTGATGCGGCTTTAAGAACCATATCCTCTACATAACCAGCTTGAGCTTCATAATCAAAACGAACAGCATTTACATTTTTTAAAAGGTCAGAAATATTCTTATCAGCATAAACAGGCATTTCATAACCTAGTCTTTCAGCATCTTCAACAGACCAAACTTCTCCAGCTAAGATATCTTCTTTTAGTTTTCTTTTTTGTTCTTTGTAATAATTTTCTTTATGACCTAATCCAGCAATAGCATCATCAGTTAATTTAGGATGTGCAAAGCCATATCGTTGTTCTTGACTTTTTTTAAGTGCCCTAAGTTTGTCTTGCTGAGGTTTATATAAACCATAATTACTCCATTCAAATGACTCAATTAGATCTTCATACTCTTCAGCATTCTTCATCTTTTTCTTGGATTGTCCAACCTCAAAGTCACGTAAATCTTTAGCATCAATTAGATCAGAAATCTCTTTCATATCTTCAAAGAACTCTTCATTCCATTTAGCTTTACCACCTTTTCTACCAGCATGCTCAAACTCTTTATCTTCAGCCAGCATATTTACATACATTTCTTTGGTAAAAGTGCCATTCTTAGCCATCTCTTTTATAATCTTAAAACCTTCTCTTGTAGATTTACCTTTGTCCCATCCATGTATAGATTGACTAGTTTGATAATTAAATAAACATTCTGTACCTTTACCATTTCTGACACATGCTTCTAATTCACCAGCATATTTTTCGTTTCTGTTAGTTTGTATTTCTTTTTCTCTTGCCGCATACCATTCAGCATAGTTATTGGCATCAGTTTGTTTTACAGCACCAAATACATATTCGTTTAAAATAGCTGGGTTTATATCACCAAATTTCTTGTAGAAATTCTGTCTATATACAGTAAGTGCGGCATTATATTCTTCGTAACTAGCAGCTCCTTTAGTAGCTTCAGATGGGTTGTATTGAGCTGTTTGCATTTGAGCCCAAGCAGTTACAGCTCCAAGTTTTTCAGATGCGTTTAAATTTCTAAAAGCTTCAGATGTCCAGATGTCACCACCTTTCTTTTCCCAGTTATAAATCTCTTTATTTATAACAGTTCCTTCTTTTCTAGCTTTAGCTTCAGCTTCTTTAAATGACAGCTCATCTGCTGGGTCGATGCCATTCTCTTGCATCCACATATAACCTTTAGCTCTATCATTAGCTCTTCTCTCCTCATCTTTCTTAGTGAAATACTCACCAAGTGTTGAGGACATATTTGCTAAAGATTGAAGATCTTTACCAGCTATTTCAGCAGCTCTGTTGTAATTACTAACCTCTTGGGTCCAGTAATTATCCATTCCCTTATTAATATCTTTATAACTCTCTTGTAAGGGAGCTACATAATCTTCTTCATTAATAGGGTTAAATCCCGCTTCCGCCATTACTCTTCCTCCTCAGTCTCTTCAGTTTGTGGTTTATCAGGATAATCTTCTACTCCAGTTTTCTCTTCAAATGAACCAGCTATACCAGCAGCAGCTCCTAAGAATCCTTCTAAAATTGGCAAAGATGTATTTTCCATTGGAGGGAAAGCTGGAGGTACGCTTGCCACAGGTGTAAACATAACGTCGGCAAATAGTTTGTTTCTCGCACTCTTCTGTTGATTTCTAATTGCTTCAACTTGAGTATCGTATGCTTCTCTAGATTTAGTTAATTTAAAAGCAAGAGCTGTTTGTTTCTTTTGAAAAGCTGCAAACTCCATCATTTCTATACGTGCAGCTGACCTTCCAGTCAAACCACTTGCAGCTGTTTTTCCTGCTTTCTCTTTTACATATTTTATAAAGTTACTTTCGGCTTCACCTAAAGCTTTACTTTGTTGTGCACCTAGTGCAGCTTGAGCTTGGGCGTAACCTCGATTAGCTGCTAGGTCATTTTCATTTAATTGTGTGGTGTACTTGTTAATCTTGGCACCATAAACAGACAGTTTTTGAAACCACTGTCTTTTACGGATTTCCATCTGGCGTTCCCAATCGCGGCGTGCAGCTGCGTTTCTAGCTTTCGCTGCTTTAGATTTTCCAACGCCTTTCAAGAATTGACTAGTACCCGCTAAGATGGCTCCTAACACGGCAAAATTCTATAAAGGATAAGTTATTGGGTCCGTATTTTAATTCCCTTAGAAATTTGAACCCTAGGAATTTCAGTAGCTTTATGTGAACTCTATTTCGTTTTTCAACGATGTTCCAAAGCAACTTGTGTGGTTGATGTTTTACAAAACGTTTTGCTTCTCGAGCAAATGTATGTGGGTAATTGTAAATAGCTGGTGTGCATACCATCCAGATTTTTCCTTCTAGACTTACGCCTGCCATACCAGCTATGTCACCGTTAGGTACCTCGAAGTAAACTGAATCAGAATTATTCATTCCTACAATTAGTGCACTTTCAGGGTCATGTCCATGACCTTCAGTAATCTCCCTACGGTCATCGTCTAACAAGTTAGAAGCTACCTTAGTGGCAGCTTCCAATGTTGCTGGGTGTATGTATTTAGACACGTTTATATGATTTTGTATTGTAATCTCCTTCCCATTGATACGACAGCAATGTTGCTGGTGATGGATGTTCAGAAGATACTGTAATTTTTAAATTTTTATTTCTCTCGTAGGTTGGTATAGTCTCAAAATCACTAGATAAGAAAGTCAAGCTATTTGCATTTAAAGAATTAGCTCCATTAACTTCTCTCTCCTCTACGTATTGATCTTTACCAACTCTATCTAAAGTGATTTTGTATAAACCTACATCACCAAAACTAAACTTTACTCTGTGAACTATAAGATCTGATCTAGTATCTGATCTCCAGTTTTCCCCGGATTGATAGGTGTAATAGATAGTTGGTAACTCAACTTGCATGTCATATAAATATCCTATGACAAAGGTTTCTCCAGACCAATCACCATCTAATTCCATGTTAGAACCATTAATAGTGATCTTTCCATATCTACCTAAATTAGTAGATCCTGAATTATCAAAAGCTGCAAGCTGATTACTACTCTCTAGTCCTACAGGTTTAGCTTTAGTTGACTTACCGTTAGCATATGTCCAACCACTTGTTGTTTGTGAGTGATCTAAGTGTATTGGATAGGTATCTCCAGAAGTTACAAAATGCCCATTTTCATCTAATTTGATAGAGAATTTGAGTAACTGATCTTTAGAATTATTCCTAACAACCACATATAAAGAATCATCAAGCATACAGTGGTACTGAATGTTTCCTGTGAGGGTCCAACTGAACCACGCTTGTAATACTCTTTCATTGCCTGAATCGAAATACCTATAGCCATATAGCTTAGTATTACCTTCTTCGCTGAAGAATATGACATTATTTTCTCGTGAATTAGATATAATTTTTAATTCGTTCTCGAATAGTTGAGAAACTACTTTGCTTTGTTCTACTACACTAGGTTCACCTTCTCTCAATATTCTAGACATTTCAAAGAAACGACTATATTTATTAGCATTGTCGAGGAATCCTACAGTAGTACCTAAAGATATAGGATTGGTTTTAAAATTAAAGTTATAGCTAGATAACGCATTTAATTTTGCAGTACTTGGATTTAAAATATCACTATCTGTAGTCAGCATAAATTGCTGATTTTTAGTAAATATTAATAATCCAGCATTCACCTGTATAGCATCAAAAACAGTAGCTGGGTATGTTGAACTACAAGATATATCTATAGGGTCAAGGTTGGAAAACGTAGTAGCAGTTCTAGCCCAGAAGTTAAAAAAGTTCCCGGGACGAGACATAATAATATTCTCATCACTAAGCATTACAAGACGATTTCTAAAGAAGATCATCTTGTTTATTGTTTTACCTACAAAACTAGGTCTTGGGTTAGTACCTTCGGTTGGATGTGTATTACCTACTTGTGCTTGTTCCCATGTAACTTCTGAAAGTGTAAAGGAATTACCACCACTATCTCTTACAAGTTGAAGTGGCATAGTTGTATTACTAAACTCAATTTCAGTTCCCGGTTGGGGACATTCTTCCCATACACCTTCGCCATCTTTGTCATTAAGACCAAAGAATTTTAAGAAATAATCGTCATCTTCTGATTGGCTGTTAGCTACTCGAATAACCATCCCATGCTTACATTGCTTAGGTAAATCCTCAACAGTTAATACCTCATTAGACACGACATTCATTAGACGTGAGTTAGTGGTAGTAGCGTTGAAGTTACCAGATGGTCTAGTTATATAAATACCTTTACCAATTATTTTGACGTTATCGTTTGTGAAATTACCAGTAGCCACGATAGCAGTTCTGAGACTACCTAAAATAGACTCAGCTGTAACAGTAGTTTTGGTGTCAAATGATGTGGGTGTAGGTCTAATTAAACCTAAGTTTGCTTGTACTCTTGAAACGCTGACAGCTTCTACAGTTACTTTATAGTAACCATCTTTCATATATACATAAACATAATCTCCCTCTTGCCAACCTTCTCCTCCATATAGGAGGTCATTAGTAACAGAGTATCTAGTTCTATATTCAACATTACTTCCAGAACCAACTGGAGTTGATTGACCAGTACATGTAATACGGAAATATAAATTAGATCTACCAGTCTGTCCTGATTGATTAGATGAATTATAAATATTTACTTGATATGAAAAATCAGTACCACCACTTGTGGATATAGCATCGTTATCTACAAGAGTTCCACCGCTAGTTATGTTAAAGATTCTTGTCCCAACATTCGGTGCTCTGTCATCTCCACTTTCTCCAGCACTGCTACATCTATTTGTGTTAGTGACTCGATCTGTATGGTTAGACATAGCCCCACCACTCGTACAATAGTTGTTACTAGATCTAACAAGCTCAACACTAATTCTTGTAGCTGTAGAAACCTCTGAGTAATGAGAGTTCTGACTACCATCTTGGTCAAATAAATTTAGTGAATATTGACTCGCATATTTAATTTGATCTAGTTCTATATAAACTTCTGGAGGTCTAGTTGGTGCAACAGTACTAGACATGGCTACTGTCTTAGTTCTGTTAGTTAAGAACGTGTAGTCATTAACAGTAAGGGTTTGTATATCTTCATCATTTGTATGTTGAAGGTAAGCTTTACCATTACCATTAACAGTCATTTCATTACCATCACTACAACGCCACATCCTGACGTGACCGTCATTAGCTTGCCCTGTATTTCTGATAACTTGTCCTATGTATTGTTCATTTTCATCTCTGTAATAATGAAACCACTTACCATTGGTACTAGAGTTTAAGGTTCCATCACTCAAAGAATCTATATATTTTCCTCCGGGACGCTTCATCAAACCATGTGTTACATCAGGTAAAACATTGTCTGCAACATTAACTTGTCCCGGAACTTTTAATTCATCTGGCTGTTGAGAAACTCCACCAGTTAATGTAGGTACTAATTGTGTAACACTTCCCATTATCTAATCAATGATCTATAAGGTTGATAAGCTCTGTATGCACTATTCTTCGGCCAACCTAAGAAAGAATGATCTCCTTGATTGCACTCATATTCCATGAGAGAAGCACGAGCTAGACCTTCTTGTTGTTGTAATAGTTGTACTAATTCTGAATTGACTACGAGCTGAGTAGCTGCTCTAGTTGAAGCACGAGCAATAATATATCTTTGATAGACGGATGGAATATCTTCAAAAGCATATAGGTATACGACATCTAATTCCATATCATGGTCAAAGACATCTGTATGATTTACGAGGTCATATAGCTTTCCATTTCTTTTTACTAAATCCATGTTTCTATCTGCCTGACCATCATTAAGGTCATAGCGTAGATAATTACTAGGAATAGTTATATTGCCATTAGCATCTGGAGAAACTTTTATATGATTTTCAGTATTAAAATGCCATCCTTCATTTAAAACATCTTTAGTTACTTCAACAAGAATGTTATATATAAATGATATTTCAGGATTTGGATTTATTAAAACACCCGACGCATTTTTGAGTTGAGTTATTGGTGCTTGACCAATACTACCCAAGATAGAATTAACTGCGGATAGTTCGGTATCGGTTGCTATTTGAGTAGTCATAGATAAAAAAAAAGGGACC